GCACGGTCAAAGATTTGCTGATGACCAGCGACGCCGCGTTGACGTGGAGCCTGACCGGCAGCGCGACGGGGTTCGGTATCCTCGACAACCGGCCGCCCAATGATGCGATATATATGTCCGCCGCCACAACCGGGCTGGTTAATCGGTTCGGTCATGCTGCGCTACCGGCCGACGTGACCAGCGTTACCGGCGTGGCGCTGCTCTATCGCGGCTGGAAAACGGACGGCGGCGACGGCAATTTGCAAGGTGGTATTGTGTCGGGAGCCAGTACGGCGCTGGGCGCTGATCGACCCATGACGACCGCGCCGACTTGGTGGGGTGATGTTTTCCATGTCGATCCGGCAAGGTATCATGGCGTTTGGTCCATCGCGTACTTTGGGAAGCCCACGTTGGACCAATCCCCGCCGGATTGCAAATCAATCATATGAACGGGGTCAAGCATGATAACCGATTGTATAAACTCGAAGTTGTAACCGCGTCTGAGAATTCTACCCATAAATTCCGCGTTCTAGGTCACGCCGCACCGAACAATCCGTCTTTTGGTGTTAAAAACGGTAGTGCCAAACTCGACCCAGACAAAGTACGAATGATCCGATACCTATGTGCAGAAAAGGTCCCCCAGCGTCTCATTGCCGAAACATTTGATGTAACTAGGGAACTCGTTTCTCTGATCAATCGCCGAAAGCTATGGGCGCATGTCGATTAGACCTCAGGGGCCGCCGTGGTTGCCGCTCCCGTGGTTGCCGCATAACCTGTGACAAGGCCGTTATCGCGAAGATTGCCCGTGTCACTGTCCAGCGCCGTGCCAAAGACCAGCTTGCGAACGCCGTAAATCCCGTCGATCGCCACGCCGTCCTTGTCGCCATAGTCGAATTCTTCCGTGACGGTTTTCCAGCGCCGCCCGTAGGCGATGCCGAGCGCCTGCGCGCCCATCAGGTAGATCGGCGTGACGTTCGCGCCAGCGGTGCCCAGGCCGGCATAGATTGGCAGATCGTCCATTTCCTTGACGATGACGCCATTCCAGAGCAAATCGCCGCCCTGGAAAATTCGGCTGTTCTCCATTTCCAGCGCAACGTCCTTCTGGGCATTCTGGAGCGTGGTGTCGCGCTTCAGATCGCGGAACGCCAGCGGGTGAGCGTACATGGTGTAGTAGTAACGCCCATTGGCGCCCGAACGAGTCGGACGAACCTTCGGATTGGCGCGGGTCATGGCGTACAGCTTCATCGTATCGATGTGAGCCGTCGTCAGGTTCTCCGCGGCAGTCGCAGCAGTCAGTTCCGCCAGACCGGCGCTCATGTCGACGCCGGCGTAGCCGGAGCCGAACACGACACGATCCCGGTTATCGACTAGCCACGCATCGCGCGCGGTCTGATCGGCAGAGGCAAACGCCGTTCCGTTGATGGCGCCGAGGGCCTGTTCGATCAGCTTTTCGGTGTCCTTCAGCGACCATTCCTTGAGGACGAACTTGGCCGCTTCGCGGAGCGAGTACGCATTGAACTGCTCATCAATTTCCGCAACGCGGACGGCGTTACGGCGCTTATCGACCACCAGTTCATAGGAACGGCCGGTCATATCCTCTTCGTT